ACGGGCGGTTGCCTGGAGATGCGTGGCTTCGACAACAGACTCCAACGAATTCGATGCATAAAGCTCCGAAATCTCCTCACGAAGGCGCGTGAGGTCAGTCTGGCGCTCGCCCTGTGTCGACGTCAAGTCGCGCAAGGTCTGAACCACCTCCCGATGCACAGAGTCCAGCGTTCCGGTTGTCTGTCCCCCCGAGGGAGCCTCTCGGATCTTCCGTACGCGAAAGACATCCATTTATGAAGCTCAACACCTGTCCTCTGTAGACCTGATTTTGAAACATGCAAGACCGTTGACGTTTGACAGCCTCGAGCGTTCCCTCACCGTCGAGATGGAAGCGCGTGCAGACGTAGGCCAACGCAAGGTACGCGCTGCGATTCATTCCGGCCTGACAGTGGACGTAGACAATCCCACCAGGAGGCGATCGCAAAAACGAGTGCAAGACCTGTTCGAACCGAGGATACCAGTCTAAAATGTTGTGGTGGGACGAGTCCAGTGCAGACAGGCAGACATAGCGGTCGGGGTGAGCCTTCTGAAACCACTCGGGGCTATCCCCTGGAAAGGCACAATTGATGACATGAGAGATTCCGCGGTCACGGGCGAAGCGCTGGGTGAGAAACGCGCCAGGACCGACGAGAATTCGCGTATGGAAGTACGCCGGAGGCTGACGAAGGTAGGAGGGGAGAGGAATCAGCATCTACCTCTTCCTCCCGACTTGCCTTTTAATGGTCACACGCAGGAACTCCCCCTCCTGCGACACCACACCAGCCGGACGTCAAGCCCTTCTCGGCACGGCACGGACACGCCCGCTGAGCCCGAATGCGGGTCAGGGCTTCCTCATGGCGAAGCTGTTCAGTCGCCTTCTGGTCTCGAACGCGATTGGCATAGGCCTCCCACCCGCTCTTGGCAATGTACTCCATCTGCCGAAGCGACCACGCATAGGAGGCTCCACTGTGCCCCTTGTACATCATCCGCGCGGCGATGGCGGAGAGTTCAAAGTCCGAGGCGAACATGAATCCGTCGGGTCCGGGGGTCGAGGGCTTCGCCAGATAGTCCCAGAGACCCACCTGCGAGACCGCTTGGTAGGCATCCGCAAGCATCGTCGCATCCGAGGTCGAGAATCCAAGTGCAGTGAACCGCTCCATTGTGTATAAAAACGGGTGTCTTGAAAGCAAGACGTCCGTTTTTGTATGGACATAGAGGGCTATCTCAATCAAGTCTTCGAAGAAGGACGGCTCGATGACGAAATCCTTCGCATTCAGCATCTGATGATTGGGTTGACCAAACTCCCGCATCCCGACAAGGGGATTCAGGCGCGGAAGGTTCACCTCATGACTCAGATCTTCAAGGGGCTCCTCTCAACCAAGGATGCCCGAGAGAAACGTATTCAGCAGATTCGTGAGAACTACGGTGGCAGCGCCCAGAATTGCAGCCCCCGTCCAGCTCACGACCCCACCCGACGTGTAGGCATTTGGCACGTATTGAAGCAGAAGGTTACGGGGCATTGACATCGAGATGATCGCACCTGCAATGAAGATGGCGAGGTAGAGGGTGGTGTTCGACAGCATGAAGCGCATGGCGGGGAGGCTCGGCTTGAAGGTGGGTGCCATGGCGGAGTGACCGGGCGACATCACGCCCGGAACGCCCATCATGGGGGGCTGAGACTGGGGACCCTGTGGGGACGGGAGGAGCGCGTCGAGCGAAGTGGCATCTTCCATTTGTTTATGAAGGAGAGGAGCTTTCGCACGATGCATCTTCGACGCGGTACTTGTAGCACTTCCCATCCGTTCGAACGACTTTGTCCACCATGTCCCTCAGGGGGAGGGCGGGAGTCTTTTCAGCTGTGTACGACCGGTGAAAGAGGAGCACAAAGACCCCGAGTCCGATGAGGAAGGAGAAAAACGGTCCTGCGCGGTGGATGGCAGCCGAGACGCGTTCGCCAGTGACGAGTGCAACCATTATCTACTCGCAAGCAAATTCAACGAGTCTGGCTCGGACGTGCACGGAACTTCTTCGGCGATGAACCGAACACATCCCGTGTCGACGTGAAACGGGCTCGTGTCAGAGGGAGAGGGGAGGACCTTGAGTTTCCGATTCGGAGGAACGAGCACGGTTGAAATCAACATGCCAACGATGGCTCCGGCGACGATCCAGCGTGCGTCGAGCATTGCTTTACCCCAAGAGGATTCTACTAGAGACCCTTAGCCAGTGCAGCCACTTCTTCCGGGGTCGTCAGCTTCACTCGCAGAGCCTTATCCACACGGAAGTACTCCGCGATTGCAGGACCAAAGAAGGCAAGACCGTATCCGCTCATGGGGAAGATTGCAGCGACGGCAGTGAGACCAATCGCAAACAGCTTGGAGCCATACTTGACATAGGTCATCCAGGTAATGATGATGCTGGTCGCGTAGAGGAAGGTAAAGATGGAGGTCCCGAAGATTCCGATGAACGAGGTCAGAAACGGCTTCCAGGGGTCCGAGATGTCTTCCGGACGGAAGGGTTTTGGCTTCGCGGAGGGCGAACTGGGGAGGCCGCCAAGTTCGAACTTCTGTCCCTCGGGAATCACCACCGTCATCGGCTTCCCATTGACCGTATACTCAGCCGTCAACCTCCGTCCCTTGACGATGTTGGCTGCGTTGACGTTGGAGGACTCCTTCTCCTTGAGTTTCGCCTGCGCGAGCTCTTGGGTCTTGAGTTCGAGACAGGTCTGGTCTGCAGACCCGCACATATCAGCCGCAGTCTGTTTGACCTCGGCCTGTTCGTCTTGCGACAGCTTGGTCGATCCAACCCCAGAGGCTCGAGCCGCAAAGGGAATGAGAGAGGAGTCGACATCAACTGCGATGTTCCCCTTGGACTTGAGTGTGTCCTGGAGCGACTGACTGACGTCGGTAAAGGAGAACTCGTCTCCAAACTTTGCAGACTTGATGACAATCGACTGTGACATAGTTATTAATTCGCAAACACAAGATTACCAAGACCAGAGACGATGCGGAAGAAGTTGGTCGCCTCCACGTAGACTCCGACGGTATAGGTGTAGACAAAGATGACGTTGTCGTTGCCCTGAACGACTGTCACGAGGTCGCTGGGGTTGTACACCAGGCTTCCGTCGGGATTCCGCAGGTTGACGTTTGCGGCCGGAATGATGGTGGGATTCTGGCTGAACACGGTGGACTTCAGAACGCACACGATGTTCGTCGTCGGGGCTCCCGTGGTGGTACTCGCCTGCGGAAGCGGTTGCAGAAGCGTCAGACGGAGAACAATCTTGTTGAAGAGACTGCCGTTGATCGCACCGCTGGGCTGATACTGGTCGTGGTCAAGCGCAAACGAGTACATGTACGTCCCCGCAAGCGCCGGCGCATTTCCTGTCGTATGCCGATACATCTGAAGCTGGGAGAAATAGGGAAGCGGCTTGGTCTGAAAGCGCTCCTTGGCGTCGAGGAGGAGAACTCCGTCCACCATCGGATCCCGTGGGAACGTCGAGGTCGTCTGCTGCTGTCCGGACGAATACATCGCAGGGACGGTGGAACTCGCAGCAGTCCAGGGGGCGCGCTTCGGATCCGGCCAGTTGGTGTAGTTGTCCCAGTCATTCGCCTTGATGCGGTCCGACCGCTGGGCTGCAAACACGATGCGGGTGACAAGATTGTAGAGCGGAATCTCGAGGTCTGTATTGCCTCCAAACTGACCTTCCTTCCCGACATAGCGAACGGTCTTGATGAGCACAGTCGTATCTGCCTTTGCAATCTGGTTCCACTCCGTCTCCGTGAGGTAGATGAAGTTTCCCTCGATGTAGGGGTCGGGGAAGAATGTCGTGAGAAGCGGGTTGCTGGGAAGTCCGGTTGTCAGCGGAGGGCTGAGGAACAGCTGCAGCGGGTAATTCTCCGGAGCGATACGCTGTCCGTAGGTGATGCTCTCCGGGTCCACATCGACAACCGTATAGAGGTCCGTGACCTTCCGAAGCGTGACGTTGATATAGACCTCCGAGTTCTGAAGGGCCGCCAGAGGAAGTGCCAGACCCGGGTTCTCTGCGAACCAAAAGTGAAGCGGAACGACGAGTTGACGAGACCGGATGCTCGGCTCGGGAACCGTTGTCTTCGGGAGGAGCGTCGGAATGGTGACCGGTGTAATCGCGTGCGGGTACTGGTTCCGGCGGTCATACGCGTTTCCGGGGTCCGTCAGCTCAACGACATTTCCGACCATCTGGTCCACAATCTGGCGCTTGTTCTGGTCGTGTGTCAGATAGGAATACAGCTTGAGCCACTCACCCCGGAGGCTCTGAATGACCTGCCCGTTCATCGTCAGGTCCACGTGGTCAATCATGTTGTAGCCGATGTTGTCGATCCACTGGAACTCGTAGCCAATGGCGTTCGGCGCGGTCGACGTGGTATCCGAGCCGTAGCCAGGAGGGAGCGTGGGCGTCGAGGAGCCGAGATACTTCAGCGGAGACCAGATGTCCGGGAGCGTCAGCACGAGATAGGTATCGTGCAGCAGCTGTGCATAGCGATCGACGCGACACGAGAGAGTTCTCGTCCCCGTCTGGGAAAACTCGAGATTGGAGGCCGAAAAGCTCATCCGAATTGATTCCATGGCAAAATTGGTATGGCGACGGTACACGGCCCGGAAATGCGTCATGGAAGGACTTCCGTTGACCAATTCATTCTGGGCCCCGACGGCGACCAATTGGAGGAGTCCGCCCGGCATTTGTATCTAGGCAGACGGAATCTTTAACTTTCTTCTTCGACGAGATAGACGAATCGTAAGAACAAGAAGAGGCTTGCAAGTTGGAACCCACGGATACTTACCCAACGTGCGATGGAATCGTCCATGATCACTGCTGAGAAACAGTTGCACGGACGCCAATCGGACGGAGCGCCTGGCGAGAGACAACGTCCTTCGTGTTCACCGTCGAGAAGACCCCACGGTAGGTTTCACAGCCCGAGCACCAGTTCGTCACCGTGATTCCACCCGGAGCATCGCCCCACCCAGACGGAGCGGGAACGTGGAGAACCTGGCGAATCGTTGCATGGTTCGCTTCAACGCTCGTGAACAGGGCATTCGTCTTGTTCTGTTGCGGGGGAGGCGTCGATGCGTACGTTGCCGCAAGCACGCGACGCTTGTACCGCGTCAGATAATCTTGTGCGGAGTTGACCTGCATTGTCTTACGCAAAGAGATTTATACGCGCGGCCCGCAGAGTATTCAATGCGTGTCGTTCTCATCAGCACTCATATTGATCAGACCACGGGCTACTCCAAGGTCGCCCACAATCTTCTCAAGCAGGCCTCCACGCTTGCTCCTCGTGTGAAGCTGTTTCACTACGGCTTCCAGCGCCACCAGAACGCCCCGGGGCACCGGAAGGCTCCTCCTGGAGTCAATCTCTATGATGCGGCTGCGAACGAGGACCCCAAGGAGAATGGATTCGGGTTCAACAAGGTCTACGACTATCTCGAGATGGTGGGACCGGATATCGTGATGATCTACAATGACCCCCTCATCATTCACCAGTTCGTCGAGGCGATGAAGCACGACCGGAAGACGGCCACCTACAAGCTCTGGATCTACGTCGACCAGGTCTACGACGGAATTGCGCCCCCTCTGATGAAGAGCATCCGCGACCACGCCGACCGTGTCTATTGCTTCACGGAGATCTGGAAGCAGAAGTTCCTGGCCTATGGTGGCTTCCCGGATGTGCGGATTCTCGAGCACGCAGCCGATTCGACGACCTTCAGTTCGCTTCCCGAGGATACCCGAGCCGTCTTCCGCAAGTCCCTTGGAATCCCCTCGAACGCGATTGTGTTCCTCAATGCGAACCGGAACAGCCAGCGGAAGCGTCTGGACCTTACCCTTGCCGGGTTTGCGCGTGTCCTGAAGACGACCCCGAATGCCTATCTCATCATTGCGACCAACGTCACCTCGCAGGGTGGCGCGCACTATGACATCCCCGGAATCTTCCAGCGCGAAGCCACGCTGCATGGACTCGACCAGCTTCTGATGTCCCATCTCGTCCTCATTGATACGGCGCCTCCGAATCTCGTGGGCGACGAGGGCATCAATCAGCTCTACAATGCTGCGGACATTGGCATCAACACCTCGGATGGCGAGGGCTTCGGTCTCTGCCAGCTGGAGCACATGCTCACTGGTGCGCCGCAGGTTGTGACGGATATCGGCAGCTTCCGCACCTTCCTCGATGAGACGACTGCGGTCTTCATTCCTCCCGGCGATGACACGTATTTCCCGGGCTCAATGCCCCTCGGTGGATGGGCTCCGACGTTCTCCATTGACGCAGTCGCGACGGCCATGTCGAAGGCGATTGAGACTCTCCCTGCGCTCCGTGCGAAGGTGAAGGCCTATCCGTTCAAGACGTGGACCCAGGTGTGCGATGGATGGCTCGAGGACCTCCTGAATGCCTGAGCCCTCTGGGCGACTACGGCAACATCCATTCAATCGAGGTCGGGGTTGTAAGGACTCCGACCCGAAGAAGACGTTCCTGGTCTTCGAACGCCGGTCCATCATAGACCTCCTTGGTCTGGGGGTCGATGAGAAAGACCATTCCCTTAATCGCCACCTTCTGAAGCCTCCGCTTGCGCTTCGTCATGTTGCGCAAGTACGTTAGGTCCGTGTCGTCGGACTTGACGTTCGGCTTATACGCCAAATCCTCTCCCGTTGCAGTGCTATCGAACCGCATACAGGATACCACAGGAGTCTCTTTGCTATGGAGCTTCCTGTGGAGTTCGCAGTCGACCGCCGCTGATTTGAGAAGGGTTGCGAGACGCTTTGTCGTCACGTCCTTCTCATACGAAATTTCATAGAGATACTGATCGGTCGTCATAAAGACGTCCGAGGGGTCTCCCTCATACCGCTTGGTCGACATGTCCGAGCGGCGCACCAGGACTACGTTATTGGAGCCCTCCGTGGACTTGGCTTGGTCCTCAGTAAAGACCGAGACGTAGAAGCTGACCTTCACCGTACGCTGATCCAGGGGAAGGCTTGCATGTGAGCAAATGCGAACCGCACGTCCGATGACCTGGTCGTGACGCGCAGGA